AGAAGAAAGAGATGATGGAAAACAACAACTTTTCTGACACTTTTAGGTTGAATAGTGCCTATATCATCAAACAATATAATACTATCTTCTAAATCATCTAAATCTATACCATCTTCAGCAACTTCTTCAGGGTCTAATCTTTCAGGTTCTAATTTGTCTAATACATCATCTTGGTCTACAGATGAAATAATATAAAATTCGTTATTTCTATTTTCTTTTATTTTCAAATAATTTCTAATATAATTAGAAGCAAAAGTAGATTTTCCAGAACCACTAATTCCAGATATTAAAACCTTTTCAACTACTTTTGGATTTGGTAAAGGTTCTAATTTTCCACCTGTTCTCAAAGTAAATTTACAATTTCTCTCTTTGAGTAGTTCTACCATATCATAAAATATCTTTGTTAATTTTTTACTATCAGGTTCTAGACCACTCTGTAAAGCGTTATTTACTTCTTCAAGTTCTATATCAGTTAATTCTAATTTTTCTAATACAGATTTGGGAACATGTGATAGTTGAGGTTTATACATATTGAGATATAGATACTTTTTATCATCTTTACCTCCTCTTACTCGAGCAATAGGATTTTGACCTATTCTCTTTGTTTGTGTCAAAGTGAAACTCATATTTTATATTATATCAATATTTTTTTTCATAAATACAAAAAACCTTATAAAATATTTTATTATATTATTTTTCTTTTTCTTTACATATAATAAAATATGACTGAACTTAATCGTATTCTCAATGGTAATCAACGACCTTTCTATATGGAGTCAGTAGATTCACAGATGAATAAATTATATGGTAAAGATGCTATGGGTCAATATAGAAGCACAGCTGAATTTGATATGTTGGCTATGAAACAGAGCGGAAAGATGAGACCAAGTAATACACTACCAGATACTTCTGTTCCTTATGGATATACACCAGTTTGGTATCCTTGGGGTCAGGCTGCTACTGGTTTACCACAAGGAAAATATCAACCGTCTTATAGTGGTAAAAACCCTGGTAAAATTCCTCCTGCTGTAATAGCAAAAAGTATGAGTATGAGAGACCCACTAGAAGCAATCAACGGAGCAATTGCTAAGAACAGTTATGTTAGAAACGTCGCATAAATTTTATCAATAATTTTATTATATATTTACTTATAATAAAATATGAGTTTAGGACGTAAAGTAAAATTTCCAGATATAGAAGCATCAGGTAAAGGTAAAGGATTTGATACTGCTATATTTAATGCTGAAAATATAGCCTTAACAGGTGAAGATGTTCATAAAATAACACAAGGTAAGTGTAACGTATTAGCATATCAAGAATTAGAGAAATATAATAGCATAGACGATGTATTAAGTAAAGATGGGAGTGCTATTATACTTTATCAATTAACCTCACTGTTTGGACACTGGGTTAGTATATTTAGAGTTGACGATAAAACACTAGAATACTTTGATTCATATGGATTACCAGTAGATGGGGAATTAAAATTCTCTCAAGAGCATCTACGAAGACATAAAGGAAATATAGTTCCACATCTGACCGCATTAATTAAACAATCAGATCATGGTTATAAAGTTATATATAACAATATTGCTCTACAAAGATTGAGAAAAAACGAGAATACGTGCGGTAGATTTGCAAGTCTTCGTGTTAGATTAAGACATATTCCTCTTAAACGGTTTCAACAATTATGTTTAAAAAACAAAGCATATGACAGTTCGTTTTGGGTAAGTGCTATCACACTACCATATGCTGGTTTTGATCAATTTGATAAAATATAATTCATAAATATAATTAAAAAATATTTATCTTTACTATATAATAAATATGAATCTCAAAGATAAATTAACAAATATGACTGAAGACAGACCACGTAATCCTGATCTTATTGAGTCATCTTCTGATAACATCAGAATTCACTACAACTTATATAATTCTACACTTGCTCCTATTCCTGTTAAATTTAATACAAACAGAACAACCCCTATTCTTAACAATCCTGAAGACTACGAGGTATGTGTTGAGTATTGTAATCTATCTGAATATCAGTCTGTTAATCCTAAACAACGACTAATTTTTTTCACTGATGCTCCTGTTCTTGGAGAACTAACATATGGTAGTAAAAATATCAGTGAGAAAATAATCGGATATGCTCCTTTTGAGATTGTAACACCAGATGGAACAAATTATTTCAAACAGGTCAATTACAATCCAGAACAATATCGGTTTTTTGATATGATTAGTAATTATCCTTTGAAAGAGTTGAATATTTATGTTTCTACTGAACTTCAAGGACAGAGCCAACCTTTAGTTTTACCACCTAACGAAGAGATAGGATTTAATATTCTTTTTAGAAAGAAGAAAGGACTTTTAAGATAGTTTCACTTAAATTTTATATTTTTATTAAAATATAAAATAATATACAAATTCAAATTATATTTACTGGAAGTAAGCTGTAGTATGGTCTTTATTACGATGGAAGTCAATAGTCTGTTCTCTAGACAACATACGGAAATAAGGAACATCAACAGGATTTTCAACAGTTCCATCAAGGATAAATTCGTAGTGAACTTTAAGATTTACACCATCAATATCACCAGCTGTATGCATAAATTCAAAACCTTCAATACGTCCCCACATCTCCAACATAGTATTTCCCATAGTCTTAAATCTATCAGCCATAACAAAAGGAATCATACCCTCAGAAGTTTTACCGTCAGTGTCAAAGTGGAACTCCATAGTGTGTTCAAACTGATTATCAATAGTCTGACCAAATTCAAACTCTTCAAAACCTTTATTAGTAGAACCATCATCATAGTGAACCTTCATCTTGTATCCTTCAGGACAGAAAAGGTGTCCTACATGACGAACAGTTCGTTTCTGACCTGCTAGACCCTGTTCTGGTCCATCTGGAGTATAATTATCGTCCCACTTCATAACATGAACAGCACTTTCGTGTTTAGCAACACCAGTCCGCAAAACAGCCTGTGAGCTGTATGCGTATTCTTTTCTGTCAACATGTTCATAAACTTTACGGAGATTATCACCACTTTCAGTGTGTTTACTTTGAATTTCAGCATATATTTCTGTAGATGCTAAAGATAAAGCACTAGCATGTGCTGCATCTCCAGCTTCACGTGCAGAAACTTCAGCAGCTAAATTAGCAGCAGTGCTTGTAGTCAGATTAGTAATAGTTGCTTGAAGATCACCATCGGCTGTTTGAAAAGCATTAAGCATCTCACTCAAAGAGTCAATAGCAGCAGGGTCTGCGTTAGACAGGATATTATCGATACGAACACCTAGAGCCGCTTCCGCTGCTTCAGCACGAGCTTTTTCAACCGCATCAGCCGCAGCATATTCTGTTTCAATACGCTGTCTATCAGCATCGGCAGTTTCTCTATCAGATATGTGTAAAGCTATATGTGTATTAAGATCAGTTCTCAAACCACCTTCAACTCCTTCAGCACGAGTCTTTTCAGTTGCAACAGCTTCAGACAATTCAGTTCTAATAGCGGTTCTATCGGCATCGGCGGCCGCTTTATCAGACGCTTGTTTAGCTTCTTGTGTGTCAAGAGCAGCCTGAACAACAGCATCAGAAGCAGCGAGTTCAGTGCGAATAGCCGCACGGTCAGCAGTAGCAGCATCAACTTCTGTTTCCAAGTGTCCAGCGAGGATTTTAAAACCACCTACTACATCTTCAGCAATAGTTGATTTCTGTTCAGTATCTTCCCTCATATATTTAGGATGTTCTGCCGCTAAACCGAACCAAAGTTTATTACCAGATGGATTAACCTGACCTATAACATCTTTATTAAGTTTAACCTCTCTATCAATCTGATTAACGTGTTTAGCCAAACTTAAATCTGGGTTAGAACCTTCTGATGAAAAGTAATTTGCATCTGAATCAGGGAAATATCTAAGAGTTCCATCACCCTTATCTCCTACGTTTTGAGTTCCAAGAGCAGCATATTTAATTCCAGCCCTTTCAGCCTGTGCTGCAGAACTATCAGAAGATTGACCTGCAGATAAAGTATCAATCTGTGTTTGAAGATTAGAGTCAGCCGCTGTTCTTGCTAAAACTTCGGCATCTACTTTCCCTTCAATTCTTGCTTCTTCTCCTTCAGCACGAGTTCTTTCACCAGCAATAGAAGTCTGAAGAACAGTATCAGCAGCTTCTCTGTCACTACGTTCAGTAGCGAGTTCAGTGCGAATAAGAGCACGATCAGAAGTTGCGGCTGAATCTTTTGCTTCTACATCAGCAGAAAGAGAGGCTACATCAGCAGAAATAGCTGCTTCAGCTGCTTCAGCTCGTTCTTTTTCAGTATTGAGTTCAGAACGAATAAGAGCACGATCAGCAGTTGCTGCGACGTTTTGAGAAAATCTTGTTGACGCTTCAGCAGCAATAGAAGACTGAAGAGCTCCTTCAGCAGCTTCAGCTCTTTCCTTTTCAGTAGCGAGTTCAGTGCGAATAAGAGCACGATCAGCAGTAGCATCATCATCTCCTTGTTTACGTTCGGTAGCTTCAGATGCTAATTCAGTGCGAATAAGAGCACGATCAGTAACCGCTACTTCATCTCCTTGTTTACGTTCGGTAGCTTCAGCAGCGATAGCTAGTTTATATTCGTCATCAATAAAGTTAACAGCGTCCTGTAATTCAGGGACTTTTTGCTGAAGAACTTGAAGTTTTTTTCCATCGGATTTATAATCAGAGAATAAGGTTTTTACTAATTGAGAAAAACCAGGCATATTTTATTTATATAAAATATATTATTTATTTTTAAAAATTTAATTTAGTTTACTCAATAGACAAAAGTCTGACTCAATAGTAGAATTAGGAACTGCTTTTTTGAATTGAATTTTAATATCTAAATCACCTGTTAAATTTGTCGTAGTTACACCACCCCAATTAATTGTTTCTGTTAAAGTCCCATCACTTCGTATATAGTGAAAATCACTTTGTGTGCATACTTCAGTATTTTCTATATTCTCGTTCCTAAAAATAATTTTAAGAGTAGTAGTCCATCTTGCTGTTTCATCTGAGTCTGTTAAACTCATATAATTACTTTCTGATATGATATTATCACCAGATAAAAATATAAACTTAATTTCTTGATATGCGTCTTGATTAAATAAATTTCCAGCTAATTCAAGACTATAACAACTTCCTATTCTTCTATCTGGTAAAGTTAAACTCCCTATACTTTGTAAAGGTAAAATAGATGTTGGAATATTTGAATTCATAATATATAAACTATTTTTGATACCAATATATACACCTGATTCTATATACTCAAATTTTACTCCACCTTGTCCATCAGATACTAAAATTTGGTTATTATATCCAAGTGTTTTTGGTTTCATATTCAAAATCCCTTCATCACCATCTAGTTTAATCTGTAAATCTCTACAACCTACTTTTAGACCTACTCTCAGTCCTAAATCTGTATTTAAAACGTGATTCAAACTCATGACTTTGTTCTTTTATTTACATAAATATAAATTATTTTTATATTGAGTATAAATAAATCAAAAAGGATGTCAATTAATCATATAATAGACGAAAACATACAACCTAAATTTGACTTATATGCTAAGTCAATTAATTTAGACCCTACTGATGGAATTATAGACCCTTTAAAATTTAAAGCGACAAATAACGATGTTATTAATCTATCTTCTCTTTCATCTTATGGTGCTGCTTCTGAAAGATTAACTTCTAACGGAGATGGGACTGTTTCGTGGGTTGCTGGAACTGGAACTTCAGGTATTGAATATAGTGGTAGTATCCCTGTAACATCAGGACAAATTGCTATATATTCTGCTCCTGATGGTAGTTTAGTAGATAAAACAACATATACAGAATCAGAATTATTCTTAAAAGACGGTTCAAGACAGATGACAGGGAGTTTGAATATGGCTGGAAATAGTATTGATAATAATGTGATATTAAATACTACTGTGATTCAACCAAATCCAGTATTAGACCCTTTTAATATAAATCTTCAATCTGATAATCTTAATTTCAACGTTATTAATCTTAACGTCAACGGTCAATTAGGTCAAGAAGTAACGTGGAGAGTTACAAGACAAGGAGTAAATTATGGAGAATTTGGAACAGAACCAGGAGTATTCTACTTTGGTAATTTTAATAATCCAGCAGTTAATACTGAAATTAGAGGAGCAAATAACGAAAAATTAGTTATTGATGATAGCACACCTGTTCCTGAGTGTAGATTAGAAAATTTGAACTTAGATTTGACTAGTAAAGATATTATTAACGTAAATTCTATAGATACACAAACAACTTCAACAGCTGTTTTGAACGGTGGACTTAATCCTGATATAACTGTAAACTCTAATTTAGATCTCGGAGGAACAAAACAAATTAAAAATTGTCAGTTACTAGCAGTTGATAATATTCAATCACAAACAGGACCAGGTGATATTACTATTGCTAGTAATATAGATTTTCAACAAAGAGATTTTAAAAACTGTAATCTTATTGCTGTTGATAATATACAAAGTATTAATTTAACAGATGATGTTGTTATTGGTTCTAATATAGACATGTTCCAAAAAGAAATCAAAAACTGTTCTAATATTACTGTGACTGATATTAATACTGATACTATTACGGCTAATTTACCTGCGACAGAAGTTTCGTTAGGAACAAATACAGACCTTAACCTTAACGGTAATAATATTATTGGTCTTGATACTATCAACGGTATTCAACCATCAGGAGGTGTTTATTCAAATCCTACACAAAATAGTTATTCTGGAGCTACTACTGAAACTGATATTTTAACTGGAACAGAATATGGAACAAAAACTATCCCTGCTAATGATGGTTTCAGTGCTGGAAGTTTATATAGTCTAAAAATAGGTGGTGAATTTGATGCTACAAATAACGATGTTTTTACTATTAGGGTTTTATCTAATTATAATACAGTTAATGAGGCAGAATTTGTAAATATTCCTATTACTATCACAGATAGTAATTTAACTAATCAATACTTTGAGTTAGAGATTGATTTTGCTATACGAACAGTAGGAGGTGCAGCTGTTGCATCAATCGTAACTAACGGTTCTTTTGATTACTATAATACAAATAATCTTAAAAAAGGCACAGGTATTAATAATATCAATAATACAACTTTTAGAACAGATATAGATAATACACTATCAGTAACATATGCTACTACTGAAGCATCTGTTAATTTTACTTGTGATATTGCTACAATTACAAAATTTTATTAAAAAATAAATATATTTTTCCTTTAAAAAATTAAAAATTTTTAAAGAAAAAAAAACAAAAAAAAATTTATCTTTTACTATAATAAATAAACTATGTCTATGAATCTTGTAAGAGTTTTAGAACCACGTGCTGATGTCCGTGCTGACGTTGAGCAGAACCATGTTGTCCTAGGCGGAGCCCAGCGAGTTACTCAAACTATCAACGTTGCCGATAGTTCTCAGTTGCTTCCTTCTGCCCCTGTTACTGCTATGTGGAGTATTAATCCTCCATCTAATCAAACTATTGTTGACCGATTTATGCGTGTTCGTGCTTATTTGGAGATTGAAGCCGATGCGGATTTCCAGATTGGAACTAACGATGCTCTCCGTCAGTTCCCCCTTTCGTCTATTATTGATGTAACTACTCTTCAAATTAACGGTGAATCTGTTTCTGATAATACAGCAGATAAACTTCACGCTATGCTTTGCTTCGGAAACGATGCCGAAGATCGTCGTCGATCTTGGTCTACTTCCCCTTGTATGCCTGACGCTTTTCAGAAATATTCTGACTATGTTGCTCTCGGAACTAACAAATCTCCTTTGTCTTTCTATGGTGAAACTAATTCTGAAGATCCAAGAGGCGGCTTCCAGTATGAAACTATTGCAGGAAACAAAATCCGTGTTGTTGTAACTGAACCTCTTTTTGTATCTCCTCTATACAACGGACTTCATCAACAGCGTGAAGGTATGGTAAACGTTAACCAGATTAACTTAAACCTCAGATTTAAATCTGATACTGGTCTTGTTTGGTCACACTCTGATACTGGTAATGCGATTACCTCTGTCACTTGTAAATTCTACCAAGCCCCTGAGTTGCTTGTCACTTATTTGACCCCTGATAGTCTTCAGCCTATCCCTGATGTTCAGGTTCTACCTTATATGAAACCTCAGGAATACATCAAGAACGTTGGAACTATTCCGTCTGGTGCTACTACTGAAATTTTCAGTGATAGTGTCCGATTGTCGCAGATTCCTCGTTTGGTATACCTTTTCTGTCGTCGTGATCAGCAGAGTTCTGGATTTGGAGTTGCTGATGCGTTCCTTGGTATTGAAGGAATTTCCGTAAACTGGGGCAATCAGTCTGGACTTTTAGCTTCTGCTACTAAGCAGGACTTGTTTGAAATTTCTCGCCGCAACGGTTGTGAACTTTCTTGGCAGCAATTCAGCGGATACAGAGGTTCTGTTTTGTGTCTTGAATTTGGAAAAGATATCGGTCTACCCGACTCTGAAGCACCTGGATGTCAGGGTTCTTATACTCTTCAGGTCAATATGAGAGTTAAGAATCTTGCCGCTGATAATTATTCTGCTAACTTTTACATGGTCACAATGAACGAAGGCACTTTCTCTGTTGCACAGAATTCCGCTCGTGCTAGTATCGGCAATCTATCTCCTGAGATGGTTTTGGGAGCACGTGAAGCACCTCATGTTCCCCACTATGCTTATCAACAGCTATCAGGTGGATCTTTCTGGAGTGGCCTACGCAATGTGCTCGGAACTGTAGCACGAGGTGTTAGCCATGTAGCTGCTCCTGTCGCTACTATGTTCGGACATCCAGAAGTCGGAGCCAGTATTGGAACTCTCGCCGATAGTGCCGCTAAAGCTTTGGGAAAAGGAAGACGAGGTGGATCGAGATTGGTGGGGGGTAGTCTCCGTAGAAGGTAATTATGAGTAAATTATTAACTTTTATTACTGGTATAATCACTGGTATTTATATAAAAGAGAATTACAATATTCCAAAATTAAAGGATATTTATTCAAAGATTGATAATCATCTTGAAAAATATAAAAAGAAATAATAGGAATAGTATAAAATTGATTTATATATTTAAAGTTATAAATATATAAAGTAAAAGATGTCTGAATTTGTCGGAAACAAAGAAGTATTTAAGTGTTCCAAGTGTAAGTGTAAAAACTTTCTTGAAGACTTTGGGTTGAATAGATTAGAACAAAGATATAAAACGTGTATTAAGTGCAGAGAAAAGAGAAAGAAAACTAGAAAAATAGCAGAACCTAAAAGACGTGAAAGGGCAATTAGAGATAAAGAATTTGAGTGTGAAGAGTGTAAAAAGTGTTTTGGACGTAAAGAACACCTAGAAAAGCATATAAAAACAGTTCACTTAAAAATTAAAGATAATATTTGTCCTTATGATAAGTGTATTATGAGTTTCTCAAGAAAAGATTCTCTTATAAATCATATAAATCAAGTTCATCTTAATATTAAAAGATACTTTTGTGATGATTGTAATTTTAGTTCATATTTTAAAAAAGACCTACAAAATCATATTAAATCAGTTCACTTAAAGATAAGAGATAATTTTTGTCCTTATGATAAGTGTGATTATAGTAGTAGTAGAACATCAAAAATAACAGAACATATAGACCGAGTTCATCTTAATATTAAAAATTTCTTTTGTAAAGATTGTAATATGT